AGCCGGCACCGGCACAGGTAAGTATAGGCTAATTTTTGTTTTAGCTGGTTATTATATAGAAATTAAAGATTTTAATCTTGATAATATTATCGGCATTGAAGCATTAAACCTTAACACTGGTACAATTTATGCTCATTTGAGCTTGCACGATAATATACCATTAGACGTATCAGGTTACTATACAGAGCTTCTATATAAGCAGTCGTCTAAAGTTGACCATAATCTTATAGATGTTGAGTACTCAGATTCTACTAATAATGCGAGCGGTTATTTCTTTATGGGCGTTTCCTTTACGTCTGCACCTGTTGAGGATGAAGTTCAGGTTGGAACGGGTGCTAACCTACAAACCCATACATTGGCCTCTTTCGATTTACCTCTTTTTTCTAAAACTGATGGAGACGGTAATTGGCAGCTTGTTCAAACTTCACTATTACCAAAAATAGAGCATGGTGAAACTACAGACTCTATTGTAGTTACTGGTAAAACTTTACTAAAGGATACTCTTGAGGTTAAGGGTGCTACTACGATTGAGAATACTCTTACTGTGACCAAAGATAAAGCAACCTCTTTAGGTGGTACCCTTACTGTAGCTAAAGCGGCAACGTTTAATGATACGCTTACTGTCGAAGATGATAAGGCTACTAGCCTAGGCGGCACTCTTTCTGTAGCCGCTGGGAAAGATACTACTCTTGGGGGCGCGCTTTCTGTAGCTGGAAATGCTACCTTGACAAGTAACCTTGCAGTAGCCGATAATATTAATGTAGGTAATCCCACAAATAAGGCAGAAAGTGATAATGGAGGCTGTATCGTTGCTGAAAAGGATATTACGGCTGAACAAGACTTAGTTGCAAAACGTAATGTAGAAGCTACCATGAGTATTAAAACACCCACTCTTGATGTCGAAATAATAAAAAATGATGATACCGAAGCTGTTACCATTGATGATGATTTGTCTGTTGCTGGTCATATAACTCTTAACACGAGCAAAGCTGTCACTGCTGATAGGGTAAATGTTTATACTATTAATAGTAGACAGGAAAAGGGTACAATAACCGTAACGTCGCCTGTTATTCTGAATGGCAACACTACGTTAAATAATGGTTTAGAAGTAACTAATGGAGATACATCGCTTAAGAAACTAACAACTACCGAATTAGCAGTAGCTACCGATGCTCTTACGGTCACAGAAGATGAGGCTAATTTTACAAAGCCCGTTACTGTCGATAGTAGCTTGACAGCTAATAATGTGCAAATTAAAGACCAGGGTCAAGTACCTGCTTTAGAACTTTATCACTTTAAGAATGGATCATATCAGTTACGATTTAAATTTAACACAGCACCAACTATTATTGAAGAAGAATAATAAAAATTGGGCTAACATAAAAGTTAGCTCAATTCTTTTTGTTTAGTAGAAAAATTGTTAATTTTATAACTAATTAATAAATTGTTAATTTAATAGCTTACTTAAAATTATTTGCTAAATTTAATGATTACAAGTATCTATAAAAAGGAGCTAGAAAATGCCTGGCTGGTTAATAACTGTGTTAAGCACTGCAGGGTCAGTAATATTAACACTTACTATAACACTACTTTTTAATAAGTTAGTTGCACTTCCAAAAGAACTTAAGAAACAGAGAGAAGCTGAGGCAGCAGCACAAGCTGCAAAAGAGGCTGCAAAAGAGGCTGCACACGCAGAAAGAGAGGCCGAACTTCAGTCTGAGATAGATACACTTAAAAGAGAAGCTGAAGAAAAAGAAAGACAGCACTGTCAAGATGACCAACTAAGAGATGCTAAGATTGCTGCACTTCAAGCAGCAGTTGATGCTCTGCCTTCTTATCGTGCACAGAGCCTTCAAATTCAAACACAGCTACAAACAACTGATAGAGAGATTCTTGCTGCTTGTGAAGCGATTCAAAGAGGTGTTGCTGATAACCAGCACGTTCTTAATGAGCGCTTAGACCGTTTAGAAAAGCGTGAGAAAAATGCGCTTAGACAAAAGATTTTACAGGAACATCGCTTATTTACAGATGAGACAATGAATCCTATGAGAGCTTGGACAGAGATGGAACATCACTCCTTCTTCGAATTAGTAAAAGACTACGAAGATCTCGGCGGTAACGATTATGTGCATAGTGACGTTCTTCCTGACATGAATAGGCTTCGAGTTATCCCTATGTCAGACAGAACCACTCTATATGAATTAATGCATAGCAGAAGAATTAACGCACAGTAAAAATTATACTAAATAAATTAATAAGGTCTGTCAATAGATGGGCCTTATTTTTTTTCTTAAATTTTAAAGAGAGATATTGTATAATATAAAGTAAAGTAATATAAGGAGTAAAATAATGTCAAAACAATACACTTCTGATAATATTAAAGTTTTAAATGATATTGAACACATACAACTTCGTTCTGGTATGTATATCGGTGAGGCAAATGACCCGAGATCGCTTTTCTCAGAAATGTTTGATAATGCTATGGATGAGGTAAGTGCTGGACACTCTACCGAACTTGTTGCTGAAATCGATACTAAAGAAAATCGATACACAGTTCATGACTTCGGGAGAGGCATTCCACATGGCCTTAAAAAGCTAGACAATGGAGAAGAAAAAGAAGTAGTCGAAGTTCTTATGACTATTGCCAATTCCGGCGGCAAGTTTGATAACAATTCTTATAACTACTCTGCAGGCCTTAACGGTGTTGGTATGACTGTCACAAATGCGCTTTCTGAGACTTTTACTATTAGAACTAGGCGCAGTGGTAAATATGTAGACGCCACCACTCACGGGTCGGCTGACGTAGAACTAAAGAGAGGAAAAACTCAAGAGCACTCTGGAACTTCCGCTTCTTTCATTCCTAATAAGAAGTATTTCCATTCTTCTAAGATTCCTCACGATTTTATTATAAATAGGTGTAGAATTGCGTCAGCTCTCGGGTTTAGGGCACGCTGTATTATAGATAATGAAGAAGTTGATACTAACTGTACAATTTTCGACTTAATTAAAGAGGAAGATTCTAAGATTGCTACTTATGTAGATATTCCTACTATCGAAGTTCAGAATGACGCTGGCGAGTCCATGAAGGTAGCATTAAGATATACTTCTGATACGAAAGATAGGTATTTTGGTTATACTAATCTTCTTTCTAATTATCTTGGCGGCACACATATTCAATGCTTGTCTAAGACAATTCAGACAACCTGGGAAGCGCTTATTAACAAATATAAAAATCTTAAGCCGGCTGTTGACCTGAAGCCTTCTGATTATCTTGTCGGTCTTCGTGGCATTTGTGCTGTATTTATTTCACATCCTGAGTTTTCTTCTCAGACAAAGGAAAAACTGGTAGTCAATAAGACTTATTTTGACGGCCTTATGGAAGCCTTTAGCAAGAGCCTGACAAAATATCTAACTAATAATATTGAGGTTGCACAGCAGCTTTTAAAGCGCTTTGAGGAGTATCGTATAGCTCAAAATGCCTTGCTTTCCCGTAAAGAAATTTCATCATTAATTAAAATTAACGAGGACTCTGGTGATAACATCAGGCGTCGTTCAGTTGTTTCAAAACTTGTAGAATGTACGTCAAGAAAGAGAGACGATACAGAACTATTTATCGTTGAAGGTGATTCTGCAATGGGTCCGTACCTTTATGTAAGAGATAAAGCAACTCAGGCAGTACTTCCTATAAGAGGTAAGATTCTTAATACTACATATAAGGATCTTAAAGAAGTAATTCAAAATAAAGAAATCTGTGATATTGCAAATAGTATTGGTTGTGGTATAGGCGCTCAGTGTGATGCTTCGAAGTCTCGTTATGAAAGAATTATTATATCTGCCGATGCCGACCCTGACGGACTTCAAATTAACTGTCTTGTTCTTGCAGTATTTATTAATCTGTTTCCTGATATGGTTAAGCAGGGAAGAGTCTATGTTTCACTCCCACCCCTTTATTGTTGGGGTAAATCTGCAAAAGATTATGGTTGGTGTAATAAAGTAGAGGATATTCCTGCTACGGCAAAAGACGTACATCGCTTCAAGGGACTTGGAGAAATGAATGACGACCAGCTTTATTACTTCTTGGTAGATAAGAATACTAGAAATGTGCTTCAGATTGAGTATCCTTCTGATATTGATGAGTTTAACAAAATTCTTGGTACTTCGGAAGGAAAGGGTAGTCTTCTTAAGGACCTTGGAATTATCCTTAATTCTGAGACGAAGGTATTTACTAATCCTGAACCTGTGCTTAAACAGACCAATAATACTGTACCTGTTGCTATTGACGGTCCCGTGCTTACTGTTAAAGAGCCTGTTCCTGTTGAAAAAGTTACAAAACCTAGAAAGAAACCAGCTGAAAAAAGTTCTACAAAAAAGATTGCAATAGTCGGTGAAGGCAAAGATAGAGTAGCTGAAGTTGTAAATCTTTTTGCTGGGCTTTTTGACTGAGGAGGAAAAAATGAATATAACTATTCCTGTAAAAGATGCTCTTGAATTGGCATCTGAAAACTATAAAGAGTATAGTATCTACGTTGCTGCAGGTAGAGCTTACGGATCCGTAATTGATGGAGCTAAGAGTGTACAAAAGAGAGTTATTTATTCTCTCTATAAAAAGGCACCGAGGTCTATCATCAAGGTAGCTGAAGCAGCCGGCTACTGTCTTGATATGCACCCTCACCCTACTGCAGTTCCTGAAGTTATTGTATCTCTCGGAGATAACAGCAATAAGTTTAATTTCTTAGATAAACAAGGAAACTTCGGTAATCGCATAAAGAATATCGAAGCTTCCGCACCTCGTTATATCGGTTGTAGACTTTCCGACCTTGCTATCGACCTTACTTGTGACGGCATCGAGTACTGTCCTACCATGACGGGAGAACTTGACAAGCCTGAGCCTATTGCTTTGCCTACCCTACTTCCGCTCTGTTTCTTAAATTCAATGTCAGGTATTCCGGCGGGCCTTCCTAAGCTCAATATTCCATGTCTCGATATTGAAGGTATGTTTGATTACTACCTTGATATTCTTAAGCATAAAGACCTTAATTGGGTACCGAAGAAGCTTCCTATTCCTAATGTTGGTGTATCTATTTTGTCTGACAAAAAAGAGTGGGAAGAAGTCCTTAAGACTGGTAAAGGTTCTATTAGACTTGCCCCTGAGATGACTATTGACAAAAACGGTACTATCACTATTACTGCAATGCCGGCATCTAAGACTGCGGAGCACGTAAGAAAGATTATTGAAAAAGAAATCTTACTTGATAAAGTTGATATGCGAGATGAGTCTACCTATGATACCCGTATTGTAGTTGAAAAGGTATTTAAGAAACAGTGCGACATGCAGGAATTGTTTGATAGACTCTACAAAAAGCTTCAGACTTCTGAAACTTATAATCTTGCCTTCTTCGACCAAGATCATATTTATGTACCTTGTAGCTTTGATCTTGTGGTAAAGTCTAATCTTAATTATTTGATTGAAACACACACCAATAGACTTACTCATCAGATTGCGGACAACAGAGAAAAGCTTTTGGTTCTTCAGATTATTGAAAGTCTTAAAAAGACAAATAATTGGAAAGATATCTTTGACTTATCCTATGACGATGCAGTAAATTTTATCGCGATGCGTTTTAAAGCTTGTACAGAAGAAATTGCAAAAGAAGTTCTTAGAAAGCCGATGTCATATCTAACAAAGGCGCATGACCAGGAAATTATTGATCTTCAGAATCTTATTAATGAGCTCGAAAATGACCAGTCTGACATCTTTGAGATGTTAACTAAGAAGTACAAAGCAGTAAAATCTAAGGTGCTGAAAGAAATCTCACCTAATACGACAAAATTTATATAAAATTTGCTAAATTATATAGTATTATAATGGAGGAACTTTTATGAAGTATAAACGATTAAATTTTGAAGATTATTTTACTATATGTTCAAGCAATTGGAATAAACTAGCTACTAATTTAGAAATTGCTAAATATGAAAGCATCCCTTATAATTATAAGGGTAAAAATTACAAAGCCGAGTATCAAGTACGCTTTGATGAAAACCGAAACTGTATTCAAATTATCTTACAGCAAACTTCTGGTAAAATGGATTGGTTTGCTAATTTTGATTTTGCCGCAAAGCTCTACGATAAGTTTACTTTTGAAGGCAAACTAATTCAACTAAGAGTGCACCGAGGTTGGGGCAACATGTGGCTTGTTTGTCAGTCTACAGTAAGACAGAGAGTTAAAGAACTTCTTGATATGCACCCAGGTTGTTTTATTGAAATTTTTGGCTGGTCTCTTGGCAGCGGTCTCGCCCAGCTTGCAGCAGAAGATATTTATTTCAAGTTTGGTATTAAGCCTTATCTTTATACCTATGGAAGTGTAAAACCGTTCTATGGAAAAGATACTTATAATTTCGTAAAGTCATGCTGTGCCGAAGCTTATAACTTCTACGACCATTGCGATATTGTAGGTTATATGGTACCTTTCTTTGGTTGGAAGGCTATCAATCATTGTAAAGTAAAGCTTGAAAAATTTAGTATTCTTAAGCTTTTTAAACCTAATACCTATCATACTAAATATGATGTACCTGGACAGTACGATAAGTATAATTCTTGAAAGGAATTAATATGTTTTTTGATTCAGATTTTATGAGGCTCTATGAGGCCTTAGAGCGTCTTAATGAGAAAATTATAGAAGAAGACAAGAAGGAAAAGAAGAATAAACAAGTCAGTGGTCAAGAAGATTTAGTAAAATTAATGGATAGCTTCTTAACTAGCATAGACCTTGTTAGAATTTCAAATATCGCGATGAAATGTTCCGATTTTTCTTCTGCAGGTGCTGCGGTTTGGGTGCCTTCTAATAGAGTTATTGATTATACAGATAGCATACCATATTTTGATGTACTGGCAACTAAGAGGCTTCCTAAGTTTGTCGAAACTTTGCCATCTGGTGAGTGGCCGATTAAAATGTGGGCGCCCAATGTAATTCAAAATAACGATGGTCGATTTATTATTGAAATAGACCTTGGTGAGTTAAACCGTAAACAGTGGAGAGGCTTAGGTTTTAGATTTAGAGTGAATGATAAGCCTTATTTTGTTTTTGGCGATATTTTTTATAAAGGGTATCAAAAAATTAATGGTAAAAATGATGGGCACGTTCAGCAGGCAAACTATTATTATGATTTAATAATGAAAAAACTCAAAGAATTTAATAATAAATAATGTTTTTCTGCTCAAAGTTATTGTATAATATAATAAAGTTAAAATTTAAGGAGCTAACATATGGTTGACTTCACTACTTATAATAAAAATGAAAAGCGTGCTGATGAGCTTCAGGAAAAGTATGGACTTTCTATGACTCTTCACGACCTCTATGCTTGGGAAGAGCTTACTGAATCTGAGGTTATTGGCATTCAGCAGTACCGTGATCGTACTTATCCGAAGTATACGGGTGATGCAGAGTCAGACCTTAAACTTCAGGAAGCTTTTGAGAAAGAGTTTGCTGCTCGAAATCTTACAGAAGATCAACTTATAGATTATAAAGCGAAGAGCCTCTATGAAAATTCTTGTTTAGACCTCGACGAAGCCTTGGAGCTTCAGAGACTTAGAACAATCAAAAATTAATATCTAAAAGAAATCTCAATGATCTTACCGGTTATTGAGATTTTTTATTTTAGTTTATTGTATTATATAATATAAAATTATTTTAGAGGTACATATGAAAGTTATTTGTATTAGCGCAAAAGCACGACATGGTAAAGATACTGCGGCAGAAATGATTAAGTATTATTTAGAGTATAAAGGACAAAGAGTTTTGGTGACTCATTTTGCAGATTTGCTTAAGTTTATTTGTACAAAGTTCTTTAATTGGAATGGCCTAAAAGATGAGGCGGGGCGGACACTTCTTCAGTATATTGGTACAGATGTTGTAGGCACAAAGAATCCCGCATACTGGGCAGAATTTATTGTAAGTATTCTTAGGATGTTTGAAAATGAATGGGACTATGTTCTTATTCCTGACTGCCGCTATCCTATTGAGGTAGAGACTATGAAAAAGCATTTTGATACCACTATTCTTCGAGTAGAAAGACCTAATTTTGACAACGGTCTTACTGAGGCTCAGAAGAATCATCCTTCAGAAGTAGCTATGGATAGTCAGCCTTATGATGCTTATGTACGTAATGAAGGAAGCCTTGAAGACTTTGAAGATAAAATTAATCGGTTTGTTGAAAAATTTTTTACTTAAATAAAATTAGGAGATCTTTGTATGGTAAAAATAAATGATAAAGATTTATATCAGCTTTTGATCGCAGAATTTCGTTATGCAGTAAAGCGAGACAATCACCTCGCCCCGAGTAGCTGTATACAACATATTATGACTTATCTACCTGAACTATCCAAAGAGTGGCAGATTCATATAGCCGAGCAACTCACTAATGAAGTTATTCAGGAAAGACTCTTTATTGGTGGACGTGAAAAAGGTCGTCTTGAGCAGGATGCAGAATGGGAAAAGCTTCTTGTTTTTCTTACTGACTACCTCGTAAAGCTTCCGTATGCAGTAGAAAAATATATGCAGTATATTTATAATAAACCTGATTGGGAAGCTAATATTGATTATTTCTCTCCCAAGATGGCAATGAAAATTAAGTTAAATCAAGCAAAATTTAATGTATAATATAGTATTAATTGAAAGGATTTATATTAAATGAGTATTGCAGATCTTTATTTTAAAGATGAAGTAAACGAGCTTCTTACTAATGGCTTTAATGACAAGGATTATCCTGTAAGACCTAAGTGGCCTGACGGCACTCCTGCACATACAATTAAAACCTTCTGTGCGGTTCGTACTTATGATCTTTCTAAGGAATTTCCTATTCTCACGCTTAGAACTCAGGCATTTAAGGGTGTAGTAAGAGAGCTTCTTTGGATGTGGCAGAAGAAGTCTAATGTAGTCAATGACCTTGGCAAGAGTGCTTCTATTTGGAGAGCCTGGGAAGGTGAAGACGGAACTATTGGTAAGACCTATGGCTATCAGCTTGGTAAGGTTTCTGATTACGGTTACGGTAAGTTTGACCAAGTAGATAATCTTATTTATCTTCTTAAGAATAAGCCTATGGATCGTAGAATGATTACAACTATGTGGTGCCCCGAAGATCTTAATGAAATGAATCTTCCTCCATGTGTTTATGAAACTCTTTGGGATGTAACTGACGGAAAGCTTAACTGCACAGTTATTCAGCGCTCAGGTGACCTTCTTGCTGCAGCAGCTTCTGGCGGTTGGGATACTATTCAGTATGCGGTATTGGTGCACATGCTTGCTCAGGTTTGTGGTTATCAGCCTGGCACCTTAGTTCATATCGTTAATAACCTGCATATCTACGATAGACACGTAGAGCTTGTCAAGGAAGTTATCGAAAATCCTGAATATCCAGGTCCTCAGCTTAGGCTCAATCCTAATGTAAAGGATTTTTATGACTTTACTGAAGATGATTTTGAGCTTATTAATTATCAGTCTACTAAACTTGAGAAAAAGTTTCAGGTGGCAGAATAATGAAGTATTCAGTGGATATTCCGGCACAGCCCGGCGATAGACTTCTTGTTTATGAAAATTTAGTTTATGGAAACGGCTGGCAGCTTGGGGAGCCAGTACTTTATGAAGTAACGAATTTAACAATAACTCAAAATAAGAAAAAACAATGGACTAAGAAAATTCGAGCAATGCGAGTCGTTAATGGTAAAACAATTGACTATGGAATTAACTTGAATTTTGAAGATATTGGGGTAAAAGCTTTTTTACAGGAGTAGAGAAATGAGTAATTTTTGGAAACATATTAAAATGATAAGAACTCATAGAAAGCATGTTATAAGGGCATGCTTTAATATGGGTATTCCTCTTCAGGGGCTTCTACATGATCTTAGTAAGTACTCGCCGACTGAGCTTAAAATTTGTAAATATTATACTGGTACCCTGAGTCCTCACGACGCAGCAAGAAAAGAACTTGGATATTCACCGAGCTGGTATCATCATAGAAATAGAAATAAGCATCATTCAGAATACTGGGTAGATTCATTTGAAAAAATGAACGCTGTAAAGATGCCTTATAAATATGTGATTGAGATGTTCTGTGACTTTATTGCTGCGGGCAAAGCTTATAATAAAGATTCTTGGTCAGTAAAAACGCCTTGGGACTACTGGGAAAAGAAGTGTCGCGGAGTAAGAGCTCTTGACATCGAAACTGAATATCTTTTTGAAAAGCTTCTTTGGAATATGCATGAAGTGGGAAGTGAAAAAGATTTTTATAGATTATATAAAAGAATTAAAAAGCATCTAAAAACAAATTATGAAAATGGTACTTTAATTAAAGTCGAAAGTGAGACAGGAGCATGAGTAAGAAGATAGTTAGACATATCCCCACCCAGTGCTGCTATTATACAGAAGAAGACGGTGAAACCGTGATAATTTGTGGGTGTGACCTTAAGCCTAAGATTGACGGTAAAATCTTTTGGGAATACGTAGATACTTATACTGAAAAAGTAATTCAGCCAAATAACCCTTTTATAAATCGTTAAAATTAACTAGACAGGCCTGAAAATGACCTGTCTTTTATTGTATTATATAATATATTATTAAGGAGGAAAACAAATGAAAAGACCTTCAATAGATGAATATTATCTCAATATTGCTAAAGCCGTCTCAGAGCGGTCAACTTGTTTGAAGAAGCACTATGGCTGCGTAATTGTACAGAGTGGAGAGGTAGTATCTACAGGATATAATGGTAATGTCAGAGGTGAAGGCCATTGCGGTTTTTGTACTAAAGCGTCAGGTAATGGTGATATGGAAGAGTATCAGCATTGCGAAGCAGTGCATGCAGAAATGAATGCGCTACTGAGTGTCTCAAGACGTGAAATGCAGGGCGCGGATCTTTATCTCGCTGGCTATGACGTAAAGTCTGGCGAGCCTATTGAGTGTGAAGCTTGGCCTTGTGAGATTTGTTTAAGACTTATAAAGAATGCTGGAATTTATCGTATTATAAATAAGAAAGGCGTTATTTATATGCGCTCTGATGACGGTATTTTAAGACAGCTTATAGAAAAGAAGGACTAGTATTATGGACCTAAAAGAATTAAAAATAAAAGTAGCTCCTGAAGAGTTTAAGGGCTTTAAAGTTGATGAATTAGCTACTTTGAATTATGAAGAGTATAAGAGTGCTACTTATACGACAGATATCTTTGTTCGGTGTGCCATTTGTGAAGAACACGTTTCAATGAGTTCTAATGATTATAGGGCTCAAGGAGTATTTATTTGTGATAAGTGTAAAGCAACTATTTTGCATATAAGAAAACTTTTAGAAGACAGAGGAAGTGTAGTATGATTATTGGAATTGTTTGTGTAGATCGTAATTTTGGTATCGGCAAAAAGAATGACCTTCTTTTTCATTTAAAGAAAGATATGGAATTTTTCAAAAATACTACTATGGATAGTATTGTTTTCTGCGGATACAATACTCTTCTTAGTTTTCCTGGAAGTAAGCCACTGAAGCATCGTTCTACTATTTGTCTTTGTCCCGAAGGCATTGAGAGAGATGACTGCTTCTGTATTCATGATTTTGATACGGCAGTAAAACTTGTTAAGGAGCTTGCTAAGACTAAAAACGTTTATGTAATTGGCGGAGCGATGCTTTACAAGTCAATGCTTCCTTACTATGATGAAGTGCTTGTGACTAAAGTAGACGCAGACGGTGAGGCAGAAGTTTTCTTCCCTAATCTTGATGAGTGTCCTGAATTTAAGGCTAGACGTGTTTCAAGCTGTGAAGATATGGGATATGATACTAGCTTTTGGACTTATAAAAGAATAACTGAGTAAGCTATGAAATATAACGTTGGATTATTTATTGGAAGATTTCAGCCTTTTCATTGTGGTCACGAATCAATAGTACGTAAAATGCTAGAAGAGTGTGAAAGGGTTATTATTGCAATTGGGTCAGCACAAGAATCAAACACAGAACTGAATCCACTTAGATACGAATATCGTCGACTAATGATTCAGAAAGTTTTTCCTGAATACTTTGATAGAATTATTATTATCGGCATTACTGACCGTACAAATCCTTCTGATGATGAATCATGGGGAGAGTATTTACTAAATGCGGTTTATCAAAATATAAAGATAAAACCTGATGTTATTTATCAAGGCATAGAAAATAAACATAATCATTGGTTTGATTCTTTTAATATCAATATTATAAATATAGATAGAGACTTATTAAAAGTGTCCGCTACAGAAATTCGCAAAGCAATTCTTGAAGAAGATTTTGACTACTATAAAGAATTTATGCCCGATAATTTACATTCTGAATTTAAAAATTTAAGGAAGATACTAAAAGATGTTGAAAATAACTGAACAGTGTATTAATTGGATTAAAGAACAGTTTAAAGATATTCCCGACGGTAAAGCAATTATTGGTATTTCTGGTGGCAAGGACTCTACAGTTGCAGCAGCGCTTTGTGTAGAAGCTCTCGGTGCAGATAGGGTAATCGGTGTTCTTATGCCTCAAGGAGTGCAAAATGATATTTATGACTCTTATGAAGTTGTTGCGTCTCTCAAGCTTCAATATCATGTTGTTAACATTGGAAATACGTGCGATGCACTGTACAATTCTATTAGTGATGCAGTTTTTCTAAGTAATGGTAAAAATGCTGTAAGAAGTAATTCTATGATTACGACCAATCTCCCTGCTCGTATTCGTATGACTACCCTTTATGCTATTGCAGCACTTTATCCTAATTCTCGTATAGTAAATACTTGTAATTACTCTGAAGATTTTGTCGGTTATTCTACAAAGTATGGAGATGCTGCAGGGGATTTTTCACCACTCGGTAATTTGACTGTTCGTGAAGTTCTCATGATTGGAGATGACCTTGGCCTTCCTAGTCATTTAGTTCATAAAGCACCTTCTGACGGAATGTGCGGTAAGACTGACGAAGATAATCTCGGCTTTACGTATGAAGAGCTCGACAGTTTTCTTTTGGGAGAAAGCGGTCTTACTCCAGAAACAATGAGTAAAGTAGCAAGGCTGCATAAAGCAACTCGCCACAAATATACACCAATGCCAATTTTTAACAAAGGAGAAAATTAATTATGATGAAACTTAGCCCTATTGTAGTATCTTTGCTTGATACTGACCTTTATAAATTTAATATGAATCAGGTAATGTTCCATAAGCATACCAATTTAAATGGTACTTATATTTTTAAATGCCGAAATGAAGGTGTAGAGTTTACAGAAGAGATGATTGAAGAGATTAACGCACAAATTGATCATCTTTGCACTCTTACTTTTAGCGAGGAAGAACTCGAATACCTTTCTTCTCTTCGTTTTATCAAGAGTGACTATGTAGAATTTCTTCGTTTGTGGCGCCCTCTCCGTAGATATGTACACTGCTTTAAGTCTGATTATTTTTCTCTTACCCCTGCAGAGGACGACGAGGAAGAAAATATCGCTTCAGGTGGAATGGTTCTCTATGTAGAAGGTCCTCTGTTTTCTGTAATGCAGTTTGAGATTTATCTTCTTGAGATAGTAAATGAAGTTTACTTCCGTATGAAGTATGACTATATATCCCTCGTGAATTCTGCAAAAGAAAAGCTTGTTGGCAAAATGACCGGCTTCCGTGCAGATATTTATGATTTTAAGTTTGCCGAGTTTGGCGCACGTCGTCGTCTTTCTAGAGAGTGGCAGGATTACGCAGTCGGTGAGCTTGTGAAAAATGAGCACTGTGTTGGTACCTCTAATGTTTATCTTGCAATGAAGTACGGTGTAAAGCCTATTGGTACTTATGCTCATGAATTTGTCCAGATGTATCAGGGCGTCCCCGGTATTCAGCTTGCTTATACCAATAAGGTAGCTATGGAAGAATGGTTTGATGAGTATCAGGGTGATAACGGAACTGCTCTGACCGATACTCTTGGTACAGACCTCTTCCTTCGTGATTTCAATAAGCTTCAGGCCCTTTGTTATACTGGAGTGAGACATGACTCAGGAGACCCTATTGAGTGGGGCGAAAAGATTATTGCTCACTATGAGAAGCTTGGCATAGACCCTAAGACTAAGACTCTCTTGTTTAGTGACGGTCTTGATTTTGATAGCGCTCAGAGAATTTATAATTACTTTAAGGGTCGTATAAATGTAAGTTTTGGTATTGGAACTTATCTCAGTAATGATACTTATGCAAAGCCTCTTAATATTGTTATTAAGCTGCAGTATGTCAACGGACACCCTGTGGCCAAGATAAGCGACACTCCTGGTAAGGCTATGTGTCAAGATAAGGGTTATCTTGAGTATCTTAAGAATGCAGTAAGTTATAGATTAAAGGAAGGTATTTAAAATGAAGGTATTACTTGTAGTTGATGTACAGAATGATTTTGTAACCGGCGCTCTGGCGAATCCCGAAGCACAAGCGCGAATTCCTAAGATTAAAGAGAAGATTAAGCAGCGTGTCGCCGAAGGTTGGAAAGTAATGTTTACTCAAGATACTCATGACGAGGATTATCTTGATTCTTCTGAAGGCAAATATCTTCCGGTTGTCCACTGTGTCAACTGGACTTGGGGCTGGCAGATAGTAGATGAATTAAAAGAATTTATAGAGCCTCACAGCACCATTATTAAAAAGCGTTTTGGTTTAAATGAATTAGACCGCCAGATTTATCTTAATATGCCTGGTAGCTGGAGCTTTGCACAAGACCCTATTACTGAAATAGAACTTATAGGCTTTTGTACAGATATTTGTGTAGTTTCTAACGCGCTTATTTTAAAGGCTGATGTAATAAGAGACCATACTATTATCAGCTGTGATGCATCTTGCTGTGCGGGTACTTCCATTGAAGCTCATAATGCAGCACTCACTGTAATGAAGTCTTGTCAGATAGAAGTTATTAATGAGGGTTGCTGATAAATAAACAAATTATTTTGTTATAAAATAATATGCTAAAATAATTACCCTCATTAAATGACTTTATTTAAATGAAAGGATGAAATTGTATGTTACATTTACATCATAGTGGTTTTGTAGAAGGCCCTTGGGTTGATAGCATTGATGTAAGAGATTTTATTCAAAAAAATTATAAACCTTACTATGGTGATGCTGCTTTCCTAGAGGGCCCGACAGAACGCACTAGTAACTTAATGAAAACTGTCCAGCTTCTTTTTGAAGAAGAGCGTCGCAATAATGGTGTCAGAGCAGTCGATACGGAGATAGTAAGTTCACCAACAGCGTACGAGCCAGGTTATATTGATATGAACCAAGAAATTATTGTTGGATTGCAGACTGATGAGCCTCTTAAAAGAGGTATTGCACCTTTTGGTGGTATAAGAATGGCAAGACAGGCCTGTGAGGCTTACGGCTATAAGCTTAGCCCTAAAATCGAAGAAGAGTTTAAATACCGTACTACTCATAATGACGGTGTTTTTAGAGCTTATACTGAGGAAATGCGGGCGGCGAGAAAGTCACATGTAATTACAGGACTTCCTGATGCCTATGGCCGTGGTCGAATTATAGGTGACTACCGTCGTGTTGCTTTGTATGGTATAGACAGATTAGTTGAAGAAAAAATTAAGGACAGAAAAAAGCTTGCAACCGCTTCTTTTAACACTGATGAAATTCGCTTAACAGAGGAACTTCATCAACAGATCGAATTTCTTAATCAACTTAAAGAAATGGCAAAGCAGTATGGCTTTGATATTAGCCAGCCTGCGAAGAGTACACGAGAAGCTATTCAGTGGACATATTTTGCTTACCTTGCCGCTATTAAAGAACAAAATGGTGCAGCAATGAGCCTAGGTCGTGTTGCTACATTTTTTGATATTTATGCTGAAAGGGACCTCGCTCTTGGAGTTTTAACAGAACAGGAAATACAAGAACTGTTTGATGATTTTGTAATTAAATTACGATTAGCTAGACACCTTAGAACACCGGAATACAACGAGCTTTTCGGCGGAGACCCTATGTGGATTACTGAAGCAGTTGGCGGAATGGGTGAAGATGGTAGAACGCTAGTCTCTAAATCTAGCTTTAGAATTTTAAATACTTTATATAATCTAGGTCCTGCACCTGAGCCTAACTTAACTGTTTTGTGGTCAGAACAACTTCCTAAGCCTTTTAAAGAATTTTGTGCTAAAGTTTCTATTGATACTGATTCTATTCAGTATGAAAATGATGATATTATGCGACCTGAATATGGAGATGATTACGCTATTGCTTGCTGCGTTTCTGCTATGAAAATCGGTAAGCAGATGCAGTTCTTCGGGGCTAGATGTAATCTTCCAAAGCTTCTTTTAATTGCACTAAATGGTGGTTATGATACTACTTCTGATATTCACATTGGTCCTCAGATGTCCATTATGGATGGTGAGGTTTTAGACTACGAAAAAGTAAATGAAAGACTTGATATTTATATGCAGTGGCTAGCTCATTTGTATGTAAATACGATGAACGTTATTCATTATATGCATGATAAATACTGCTATGAAAAAACTCAGATGGCTTTGCATGATACAGATGTACATCGTTTTATGGCTTTTGGCATTGCCGGCCTGTCTGTTATTACAGACTCTATGAGCGCTATTTTAAAGGCAAAAGTTGAGCCCATTAGAGACGAACGTGGCTATATAGTCGATTTTAAAACTACTAGCAACTTTCCGTGCTATGGAAATGATGTTGATGAAGTGGATTTTATTGCAAAAGATATCTCTCATCGAATGATTACTTATTTAAGACAAACCCCAGCCTATAGAGATGCCGAGCATACCCTATCTGTTCTTACTATTACTTCTAATGTAATGTATGGTAAACATACTGGTGCCACACCGGACGGACGTAAAGCTGGAGAGCCTTTTGCACCTGGCGCTAACCCAATGCACGGCAGAGATTGTACTGGACCACTGGCGTCACTTAATTCAGTAGCAAAACTTTCTTATGATGACTGTAGAGATGGCATTTCTAATACCTTCTCAATTATTCCGTCAGCGCTTGGTAATTCTGCTGAAAATATGGTCGCTAATCTAGTAGCAATTCTTGATGGCTATTTTGCACAGAAGGCGCACCATCTTAATGTGAATGTTATGAATAGAGAAACACTTATGGATGCCTATGACCACCCAGAAAAATATCCCAACTTAACAATTCGTGTAAGTGGCTATGCTGTTCATTTTAATAAACTTTCACGTGCTCAACAAAGAGAAGTAATTAGTCGAACTTTCCATAGTATGTGAGGTAAATTATGCAACAAAATAAAAAATTAAGCTACTGTGATTTTTGTGTGTACCATACTGCCAGCGGTTGCAGTGCTAAGCCAAATAGCGCATATTGTACAGAGGCGAAAAATGAGTATTGGCAGTACATAAATAATAAAAAGCAGCCTCAAATAAAATCACTTAGAAAATGGGGAACAAAATAAAAATGTGCTTGAATTAATTAGCTAAATTAAATAAGGAAGCTGAAAAGTTTCCTTGTAAATAATACAAGCACGATAAACTCAAGCGATACTAAAAAGATACCAAAAGATAAATTAAAAGATACCTTTATAATAAAATATAAGATACCTATAATTTAATACTTTTATATCTTTTTTAGCAGCCGCTCGGGAAATATTCTGAGCGGTATTTTTTTATCCATTAGCAAATTTTCTAAGAGTTATACCGTATTATATAATATGAAAATTACTAAAGGAGAACTAAAATGATTAAATTTCTTATTGAACCTGGTTATGACGTAAAGGCCCCTGTGAGAGATGCTGGCAATGCAGGAGTAGACTTCTTTATTCCCACTCAGACTGACGCTTTTGTAAAGGCTTTTAACGAGAAGAATGCTGCTGCAAACGCTATTCTCGATTTTAATGATGCAGGTGAGCCTATCATCAAGATTATGCCCCACGGCCGCGCTAATATTCCTTCAGGTATTCGCAGTTTTATTCCTGCTAATGTAGCACTTGAAGCGCAGAATAAGTCTGGTATCGCCTCTAAGTACGGCCTTGTATATGGTGCATCTGTTGTAGATGCTAATTATCAAGGCATTATTCATATTTCACTTATCAATACGACCGGCAAGATCGTAGAGCTTCCGCTTGGGATGAAGGCAGTACAATTTCTTCCCAGAGTTATCGATATTTCTCCAATCGAAGTGTATAATAATATATCGCTTGATGAGTTCTACAAAGACTTTGAATTTTCCAATCGTGGAGAAGGAGCTTTCGGTTCAACAGGCGTTTAAGAAATACTTCGGAGGAATTTAGATGTCAACTTGTTTTTTGTATGAAGTTTGTAATCACAAAGACTGTGATAAGGACTTCTGCCTCAGAAAATATAAAATGGACTCGCTCTACTCAGCAGCTCTTATGACAGAAAGTCAGAAGAAGCATATTACTTTGAGAGTGGATGAGGACGGAACAGATCTTGAGCAGTTTAAGCAACTTGCGGCTATTGAGCAGGATATTGTTAATTTTATCGGTAGTGGTAAAAACTTGTATCTTCACTCTGCTAACTGCGGAAATGGAAAGTCGTCTTGGAGTCTTCGTTTAGCAGAGGCCTACTTTAATAAAATTTGGGCACGTACTGAAGTAAAGTGTCGTGTACTGTTTATTAGTGTACCAAGATTTTTGCTGGCACTCAAGGATGATATTACAACTAAAAATGCTTATGTAGCATATATCAAAGAAAATGTTTTGGAAGCAGACCTTGTTATCTGGGATGACATTGCGGCCAAAATGGGTTCAGAATTTGAACTTACCCATCTATTAAATATTATTGATAATCGTCTCGCCCTTGGAAAGTCTAATATTTATACATCTAATTTAAATAGACAACAGCTTTATAATGCCTTGGGCGAAAGACTTACTAGTAGAATTGCCAATATGTCAATTGACATTGAGCTTTTCGGTGCAGATAAAAGAGTTTTAAAAATCGGAGGCTAAACAATGATTGCACAATTTCAGATTATTAATAAAGTACTCCAGAACAAGGATTATTCTTTTATCACTTTGAACAATCTTACGGCTGAGCACTTCTATGGGTATCAAGCAGAATATGAGTTTATTAAGGCTCATTATAATACTTATCATACAGTTCCTGATCGTCTTACTTTCGTTCAGCACTTCCCTGAGTTTGTTATTCAGGACGTAAATGAGCCTGATAATTATTTGATTGAGCAGCTTTATAATGACTACAATCAGAGTTATCTTGCTACTCGTCTTAATAATCTTAAGAAGCTTTTGGAAGCTGATGATACTGCTGGAGCAATGCAGTACTTTAAGGATTCCCTTGATAAGCTTCATACAGGCTCGGCTCTTCAGTGTACTGATATTATGTCAGATACTTCAAGATATGATCGTTATCTTGATATGATTGCAAATCAGTCTAAATACTTTATTTCTACTGGCTTCCCTGAGCTTGATAAAATTATTACAGGTATCGACCGTAGAAATGAAAATATGGTTATTGCAGCTCGTTCTGGTGTAGGTAAATCTTGGGTTATGTTGTTGATTGCTGCAGCTGCCGCCAAGCAAGGCCTGACAGTAGGCATTTATTCTGGTGAGATGTCAGTAGATAAAGTAGCTTATCGTCTTGATACTCTTCTTGGTAAGATTGATAACAAGAAAATTTCCCGTGGTGACCTTTACTATAAGGATCACTATAAGAATTACTTAGATAGTCTTAAGTGTTCAGGTTACGGACCGATTAAGGTACTTACGCCAAATGATATTGCAGGTCCCGCAACAGTAGATGCCCTTCAGGCATTTATTGAGAAAGAAAATCTTGATATCCTGTTTGTAGACCAGTATTCACTTTTGGAAGATAATAGCAGAGCCAAGGTAGCTCATGAAAAGGTTGCTAATATCTCCAAGTCTATTAAGA